AAATGCTAGTTCCCGTCCCGACAGTAATCGGATTATCTTCCGTGCCGGTGACAAGCGCCTGAATTGTGAATCGATCGTCGGCTGTCTTTTTCAAACCATTCTGATATTGAGCCTCAAGCCCTACGGTAATACCCTCTGAGTATTTATGAAAAACCAACTGGCCTGCTGCATCAAATTTCGCATTCGCACCAATTAGCCCTGCCAACCATCCCAATTGCTGACGGATTGTACCTGCGTAAGAATTGGAAATTACCATCTCTGGGAAAGCAACTTCCGGAGCAGTGATGTTTGCCTGTAGACAGATATCGGTCAACATCGCATTCGGAGTGGCCGGGAAATTGATGGTAGGGGCATATTCATCAGTCAGTGTCGCCATGCGGTCATAACCGGTAATCGTTAGACACAGGTTGCCGCTATTCTCTACACCGTCAGAGGGAACGTAAAATACGCCTTTTGGGACGTATACCGTTCCGCCGTCTCCGGGGAGAATGACTCCGACAGAAGGGGCGAAATACGCCCCATTTAGGGGAAGCGCGGGAGTCTGCTTATAAATCGTCACTTTGCATTGCGAAGAAAAAGACGCTCCGATCGTTACACCGTCCGATGATCCGCACTGTTCAGAAACAACAATTTCCTGAATTTCAGAAGCGGCAAGCTCACTGACACCGTTAAATGTGATTTTACTAGTAATACTTCTTCCCGGCGATTTACACGCTTCATGGAAGGATTCTGTCACAGTGTACATGGCGCTTCACCTTTCAATAAAATTCATGGATAGACTGTTCCACAGATAGACCCCGTTGATGAGACTATACATAGGAGCAGTCCGGTCGCCCACATAAGCAGTCATGCTTCGGGTTTCTCCGGTCAGCGCATCGGGGTATGAAACCGTGAAAAAGGTATCCGTAACGGCGTTTAGCAAAGTAGACATATTTGCCGCAGTCATTGGAGGCCACGAGAGAGTTAGTTTCCTCTTTATTGCAACCCGATCCCGAAATAGGTCGCCATTCTGATTTCGACCTGTCCCGTCAGCGTCAATGTCTTGAATGCTCCATGACAACTGAGCAGGGTCAGGCAGAGGGACAGAAGTCCCGTCTGCCTTTGTGATTGTAAGAATTGCCATAATTTCTCCTTACGCCAACAGTGGGCTAAATCCGGTTGCACGGATGGCGGCATTGTTTTCGTCAACCATTTGCCTAAACAATTCTTTACCGTTCATCTGCACAATCACAGTGATCGGGCGACTGTTGCTCGAATTCGTTTCACCGCTTGCTCTCTGCACTGCCTCGTACACACCTTGCGATACAGATTCGACAATCTGATCGTTGTTTGCTACAGCCGTCTTTCTGCCAATGCGTCCAACCATCTCAGCCCCTGCTTCACGCGCGATAAAGAGCTGTCCTTCATCCACAAAACCGCCATTAGCCAATCTTGGGATACTGACATAAGAGATGGTACTAATACCTCCGCCAACGATACTCAGCACTGAATTGATTTTCCCGATGAAGTTATTCAGCGTCCGGATAATACCGTTTAGCATTCGTTCCAGCAAACTAATCGCGCCATTTACCAACGCTCTAAAGGCTGAATTGATAGCGTCAACCACATTCGACTGGAACCACCCGCCGACTCCCGCGAATACGCCCGCGACTCTGTCCCAAAGCGAAACGAAAAATCCGCCGACCGATGAACACATCGACCCGAATGCTGTTTGCACTGGGGTGATAATTTTGTTTTTAAACCAATCCGTCACAACGCCCCACTCAGCTTTAACCTTCGTCCATGAGGTCGTAAAAGAAGCAGCGATTTTAGTTCCGAGCGTTGAGAAGAAAGTATCGACCGGAGTGATTACTTTGGTGTTAAACCAATTGCCTACGGTTGACCACAGGGCGCAAATGGAATTCCAAGCATTCGTGAAGAACCGAGCGATGTCCGTACAAAGATTGCTGAAAAAGGTAGCAACACCGTTGACAATGTTGGGAATCAGAGTTCCAAGAAGAGTACCGCCCAGATTTGTGACTCCCTCGATGACACCGGAAACCCAACCCGTGAATCCATTTACAAGTCCATCGATCACACCTGAAAAGATTTTGGAAATACCGGAACCGAACGTGGCAAAGGATTTCTTAACAAACTCCAAATCACCAGTAAATACACCCTTCAAGAATTGTGCGAATCCCGTGAATATTTCAACGACACCTGTCATCGCAGTAACTACGCCGCCCAGCACACCAACCAGACCGTTAAATAGCCCGATCAAAGAACTTCCGACAACTGTGATTACTACCTCACCGATGAAGTCCATGAGGCTACCGATAGTAGATTTCAGGCCATTCCAAAAGCCGTCAACCCAGCCGAGTTTTTCGCCTAGCTGATTCAGTTTGTCGTTGAGCGCCTGCAAGCGCTCTCCAACTTTCAGCTTTCCAAAGGTGTTTGCCACTGCCGATTTAATGTCGTTCCATCTCTCGACAAGAACTTTGAGAGTAGCAATGACTACTACCAAAATTGCAACAGCGGGAGCAGCGACCTTGGCAACCATCCCAAGTACAGATAAAAATCCTTTTACTCCGCCGCCAGCCGCGTTAAATTGTAAGGCAACTCCCGCGACACAACTTGCGAGTTTTGAAAGGATCGCTTGGCCTGCGCCCGAACTAGCAAACGTGGCAAACCCCGCTTTCAACGTAGCGATTGCGGCAGTAACCTTTTTCCCGATTTTCCAACCCGCGAACGCCGCCCCGATTGCCAGAGCGATCACCAAAAGTGGTTTTAGTTTATCTTTGATCTCATCAACACGAGTTTCTACAGCATCGCCGAGAAAGTCATAGGTGGGGAGATCGAAGTCAAATCCACCCCCGCCAGCACCGCCAGCACCGCCGCCCGATCCGGCATTGCTGTTCGAGGGAAGTACATTCAACTCGTCAAATCCGGCGATGTACTTTTTCAGCTCTTTAGCCGACCCGGCAGCGCTTCCGAGATTATCTGCCACCGCTCCCGTGCCGGATGCGAGCTTCCCAACGCTTGAATAATCAACATCAGTCAAAGTAAAACCGAGAAGATTTGCGATAGCGTTTGCAATCTCTCGAATAGCTTTAACTACGGCAATCGCATAAGGAAGGATGGCATTTAGAGCCGGAATGAAGATATTGCCGATTGCCCGCGATGCCTGTGTGATTTGCGCCTGCAAGATACGAAGCTGGTTTGCGGGAGCTTGCAGTGTTCTAGCCATATCGCCTTGAGCGGTCGTTACCTGAGTCATAACGGCGTAATATCTCAGCTCGGCCTTTTCTGCCTGCGTCATGTTTGCAACGCTTTCCTTGATGCCAAGGTTCAAAGCGGTCTGTTCCAATCGTGCCTGCGACAAATCGTAGCCCAAGCGCCGCAGAGGTTCCAGCTCACCGGAAATACCAGACTGTAACTTCTGCATAGCGTCTTCAATGGGAATGTTGAAGAAAGAAGAAAGGTCATAACCCAACTGCGTCAGGTTTCGGCTCATGAGCTGCGCTCGTTCTGCTGTGTCACCGAAGCCGGTCAGCAGTGTGTTGAAAACGCCCTGATTGCGAAGCCACTGCGCTGGGTCAATACCCAAAACCTCGGACACCTTTTCAGCATAGTTCTGAGCTTCGGCTGCATACTGCCCCAAGGCGACCGTGAACAGGTTCAAATCTTCTTGATACTTGTTGGACTCCGTGACCGCCTGTGCAATGAAATGACCGATTTTACGGAAAGCGACTGCGACAGCAGCAACGTTCAACGCTTGCAATCCGTTCGTGAACTTCCCGGTAGTGGAGGTCGCCTTACTAACCGAAGCGTTGTATTTCTCCGTGCTGGTAATCAGCTTTTGGATTTTGGACGGGAACGCCGAGAAGCCGTTGGACACCTTCTGCATTTCATCGGCAAAAGGCTTCATGGCGGCGGCAAGAGCGGTCATCTGCTGCGTGAACTTGTCAATGTCCGCCGCTTCCAAGTCTTCAATCACTTTCGGCAATTTCGAAAGTTGAGTCGTGAAAGAGGTTAGATTGGCCTTTCCCATATTGGAGAGGGGGAGCAAACCATTAACGAGGGTTGTCACTTTGTCCCCGTCTGTCCATTTCAGGCCAGCGATGGCAGTGTTGATTGCCGTTAGCTGGTTAGCGATGGAGGAAGAAATCTTCACATTTCCAACTCGGCTCAGAGCGGTCAGCGCATTGGCAAGCCGGGTGATCTTCTGCGAAGCGTCACCGCTGTTCAAGCCTTTCAGAGAATTGGAAAGCTCCCGAATACCCTGAGCGGTCTTGCTCAGACCCGTTGCGCCGCCGTTGGTAGCGGTTTTCAAACGATTGAGCGTGTTAATCAGGTTTTGAAGCCCTGCGACCGCCTGCGTACTGTCATTGACGATCTGAAACTCCAACCCCTGAATCTCCACATTGTCAGCCATTCATGTCACCGCCTTTCGCTTGAAACTTTTTATTGATCGACACCATAAAGGCTTCCATGTAGGCTTTCGCCTTTTCGTCATGTTCCTCTTGGATAGTTTTTCGTTTCTTGGTATTCGACTGCCCGAACAGTTCATACGGACTATCACGATATGGAACGGGTTTCGTTCCTTTTTTCGCAAGAGAATGAAAAACCGGAGACGCATCAATAAGAGCCTCATAAACATATGCACCTTGAAGCCATGCCTCTTGATTTTGCAAATCTTGCTTAATTCGTGCCGCCTTTCGGTAATATTTCACCAAATCACAGTCCTGCTCCCAAAATTGTTCATAGGACATACCAATGGCGAGGTAATACGGAAAGACTTCGTAGAATTTTCCTGTGTAAGCAAAAAGGGCGGCTGGGCGTTGATCGCCGCCGCCCCCCTCGTTATCGGAAAGGCGGTCGCTTACCAACCGGCTTTCCAGCTCAGGTTTCCCTCGTTATCCTCCTGCTGCTCCGGCTCGTCCAGAAGACTCAGCAGAGGTTCGTTATACATCTCCACCAGAGCGGAGATCAGCTCGTCCTTATGAGTCAGGCGAGCATAAATGTTGTCGATCACATCACGCTTCACAAAGCGATGGTGAGCGAGAAACGCACCGGCAAACAGTGCCGGGAGCATAGTCATCGGTTTGCGTTCCACTTCTTCGGCAACAAAGCCGCTTTTCTCCATCGTCTCGACGGACTTGCGGGTATATTCCAGCGTGTAGGTGACGCCGGTAGTAGGGTCATTGATGGTCAACTGCTTTGCCATGACGAATCCTCCTTGTCAATATGGCGATTGTTGGTGTCTTAGGTTGCGGAGAAAGCGATGGGGGTAGACGGGGCAATGGTGATGTTCATGTTCACCACTTCATTCACGCCGCCGCCCACGGGGTACACGGACAGCTCACCGTCAAAGGAAAACTTGCCGTTAGAGCCATCGGGAGTGACAACACCGGCGCTCTCCGTGCCGCCAAACCAAATTGCATAACTGGCTTTCTTGCCTTCCAAAGCCTTGAGGGTCTGGAAATCAGCCAGCGTGTAGTTGGCGGTAAAGGACAGACCATCGAGGGACTGGATACCGGCGATGTAGGTCTGCATATCATCACTCAGAGTGGTGGTTTCCAGCATTTCAGGCTCACCGCCGAGGTCGGGAAACTCCTTGATG